GGCGGTAATATCGACAAAGGTATCAGAACAACAAAATCAGTAAAATCTGTCGGTTGTTCAATCTTGAAGCTTCTCATCGAACAAAATCAGTTTGTAATAAATGATTTTGAAACTATTAGCGAACTCTCTACTTTTTCCAGAAAAGGATTGTCCTACGAAGCTGAGTCCGGCAAACATGATGATATGGTTATGGGTTTGGTTCTGTTCGCCTGGCTTTCGGATCAGATGTATTTCAAAGAATTGACATCGATAAATACACTTTCGAGGCTCCGCGAAAAAACAGATGAAGAAATTTCACAGGATCTTACTCCGTTTGGATTTGTTGATAATGGCATGACGCATGCAGAGATAGTCGAGGCTCCGACTATTAGAGGATGGATGAGCGACGAGCCAGAACACGGGTTTTTATAAATAAGTTTGAAACGCTCGATTATTATATACTTTCGAAAGGAGATAACAAATGGCATATCAAATAAGTCCTGGCGTAAACGTAACTGAGGTCGACCTTACTACAGTTGTTCCAGGCGTAGCCACTTCAACCGGTGCAGTTGCCGGCATTTTTCGCTGGGGTCCGGTTGGCGAAAGATTTTTGGTAACCGATGAAAACGTTCTCGTTAACACATTCGGTAAACCAACATCAAACAACTACGAGACTTTTTTCACTGCCGCTAACTTTCTTGGTTACGGTTCTTCTCTTTACGTAGTTCGTGCTGCCAATACGACTAGCTCAAATGCTGCTCAAGGCGCGTTTAACGCGATTGCAAATACGAACGTAGCAAACGTAGCGGCTAACGTTGTAAAGAACAGAAATGATTATCTAAACGTTCGTGATGGTAACACTTCTTCAAATGCAGTTTATATCGCAAAGTATCCTGGTTATCTTGGAACATCGCTGAAGATCTCGGTTTGCGACAGCGTTAACGCATACAGCTCAAACCTCGCTCTTGTTGGAACCGTAACAAGTAACACGATTACTGGTTCTTTCTCTTTAAGCATTGGTTCGAACACAGGTACTTTCTCGTTCACTTCTGATGGCGTTGTTGGCGCAGCTAACACTTATGCAAATACAATCGCGAATGGTTTAATAGTCGGTGATGCTGTAACTGTAGGAAACAGTTCTATCGGAACTCAGTATCTGAAAGTTACTTCTGTTGGTTCGGTTACTGCTAACGCTTCGGTATCAACATTCTCTGTAAGTTTCGATGGCGGTTATAGACTTGCAACTGATTACGTCGCTAATACGACAACAAACGGTAACACTTCTGTTATTAACGTAACAAGAAACTGGGAATTCTTCGACAGAGTCGATGGAGCTCCTGTATCTTCTTACTATAATACAAACTTCGGTAACACTTCAGCCGTTGATACTATGCACGTAGTGGTTGTTGACCAAGACGGTATGTTCACTGGAATTCCTAACGCAGTTCTAGAAGTTTACGAGAACGTTTCCCGTGCTACTGATGCTAAGTCTCAGGCAGGCGCTTCACTTTACTATAAAACAGTAATCAACGATGGTTCTGCTTACGTATGGTGGGCTAACGATCGTACCGGTGCTGTTTCAAATGTTGCTCTGAATATCGCAAGTTCATCTAACATGTCTCCTCTGTCTCTATCGTTCGCTGGTGGAACTGATGGTTATACAGAATCAACAGCCCCTCTAAACATTCTTGCTTCTGCGTATGATCTTTATAAATCTACAGAGACAGTCGATATTGCTCTACTGATGCAGGGTAAACCAACTGGCGGTTCTACAACTGTAAATGGTCAGACTGTAAATAACTTTCAGCTTGCGAATTATCTGATTCAGAATATCGCCGAAGCTCGTAAAGACTGTGTCGCGTTCATTTCTCCAGATGACAATCTTGTAAAAAACAATGTCGGTGCAGAAGCTAATTCACTTGTTAACTGGTTTGGCGCTCTTTCTGATTCTACATACGCTGTGTACGACTCAAGTTACAAGTATATGTACGATCGTTATAACGACGTTTATCGTTATGTTCCTCTGAACGGCGATATCGCTGGTCTTGCAGCAAGAACAGAAGCAACAAACGATGCTTGGTTTTCTCCAGCCGGTTTCAATCGCGGTCAGATTAAAAACATTGTAAAGCTTCGTTATAATCCAGTAAAGCTCGAAAGAGATCTCCTTTATAAAAACTCGATCAATCCGATTGTGACATTCCCAGGTCAAGGAACCGTTCTGTTCGGAGATAAGACGGGGACAAAGAAACCTTCTGCTTTTGATCGTATCAATGTTCGTCGCCTATTCATCACTCTTGAAAAATCAATCTCTAATGCTTCAAGATTCTCTCTGTTTGAGTTCAACGATGAATTTACAAGATCGCAGTTTAAGAACCTAGTCGTTCCTTATCTGCGTGACGTTCAGGCTCGTCGTGGTATAACTGACTTCCTGGTTGTTTGCGACTCCACAAATAACACAGCAGAAAGAATTGATCGCAATGAGTTCTGGGGTGATATTTACATCAAGCCAAATCGTTCAATCAACTTTATTCAGCTGAATTTCGTGGCTGTTCGAACTGGCGTTCAGTTCTCAACAATCATCGGTCAGTTCTAATAAATAAATAAAAACAGGAGTAACGAACATGGCTTTTAATATCAATGACTTCAAAAGTCGCGGTCTTACGTTAGGTGGCGCAAGACCAAGCCTTTTTCAAGTTCAGATCAATCCAAATATCGGCGAAGATCAAGCGACAATCGATAAGTTTGTTTTTACTTGTCGCGCTTCCGAAGTTCCGGCAGCAACTATCGATCCAGTAAACGTTCCGTATTTTGGTCGTCAGATTAAGTTGGCTGGCGATCGTACTTTCGCCGATTGGTCCGTCACGGTTATGAATGATGAAGATTATCTAGTAAGAAATATGTTTGAAGATTGGTCAAATCAGATCAATCAGTTTGTCGGAAACGTAAAGCTTCTTGCGGCAAACAGTTACAAGAATACAGATGCTTATGTAACACAGTTCTCTAAGGACGGCACCGCTATTAGATCTTATCAGTTTGCTGGTATTTTTCCGACAACCGTTTCTAATATGGCTCTGGACTGGGATAACACAAACGCTATTCAGACGTTCGATGTAACATTCTCTTACGATTATTGGATTCCGATTCAGTTTGGTGGAACTGGTGCTGCTATCGACACCGGCGAGCCTGGCGGCTGATTGTAAAATAATATATATTGTGAAGGAGGGGGGATTACTCCTCTCCGTTTTGGAAAAATAAAATAAATGAAACTATTCGGATTCGAATTCCAACGTAAAGTTCCTGTTGATACAGCTCCGTCTTTTGCTCCGAAAGAAGCAGACGACGGAGCAGTTATCGTTGCCGCAGGTGGTGCTTACGGCACTTATATTGACCTAGACGGAACGGTAAGAACCGAAGCCGAGTTAGTAACTAAGTACAGAGAAATGTCTCTACAGCCTGAAATTGATTCGGCTGTAGATGAAATCGTAAACGAATCAATATCAATCGACGAACAAAATATCGTCAGTATTGTTCTCGACAACCTTGAAGTAACAGACAAGGTTAAAAAAGCCATTCGAGACGAGTTTCAAAACGTTCTGAACATCCTAGATTTTCAATCAAGAGCATACGAGATCTACCGCCGCTGGTATATTGATGGTAGATTATATTACCACGTTGTTATTGACGAAAAGAACGTAAGTGCTGGTATCAAAGAAGTAAGATATGTTGATCCTAGAAAAATCCGTAAAGTTCGTGAAGTGGCAAAAAGAAAAGTTCCTGGTGGAGACGGTCATGAGGCTGTCGTTCCAAAAGTTCAAAACGAATACTTCATCTTCAACGATAAGGGTTTCAACTACGGTAATAAGGTAGTTGGTCCTTCTACAACTGGTATGAAAATCGCCAAAGACTCTGTTGTGTATATCACTTCAGGATTATCTGACACTCAGGGAACAATGGTTCTCTCGTATCTACACAAAGCAATCAAAGCACTCAATCAGCTTCGCACTCTCGAAGATGCTCTAGTCATTTACCGCCTCGCGCGCGCTCCTGAGCGTCGTATCTGGTATATCGATGTTGGTAACTTGCCTAAGATGAAGGCTGAGCAGTATGTTCGCGACATTATGGTCAAGCACAAAAATCGTTTGATTTACGACGGCGCAACTGGTGAAGTTCGCGACGACAGAAAGTTCATGACGATGCTTGAAGACTACTGGCTGCCTCGTAGAGAAGGCGGACGTGGTACGGAAGTAACTACACTACCAGGCGGTCAAACGCTCGGTCAGATGGATGATGTTCTTTACTTCCAGAAAAAGATGTATCAAACTCTAAACGTGCCTGTGAATCGCCTAAATTCTGATGCTCTGTTCTCTCTTGGTAGAGCAACAGAAGTTACAAGAGACGAACTGAAGTTCTCTAAGTTCATTTCAAGACTTCGCGGTCGTTTCAGCACACTATTCACTTCACTGTTAGAAAAGCAGCTGGTTCTGAAAGGTATTATGTCGATCGAGGATTGGCAGAATATTGCTCCGGATATCAGATTCGACTTCGCCAAGGACAACTACTTCACCGAGCTGAAGAATTCCGAAGTGGTTCAGAATCGAGCTCAGCTCATGATGACTATGGATCAGGGCGGTCTGCTTGGTAAATACTACTCGCATGAATGGGCGCGCAAGAACATCCTTCAACAGTCAGACGACGATATTGAAGAACAAGACAAGCAAATTGAAGAAGAGCAGGATGATCCTCGCTGGAATCCTCCTTCTCCTATGGATGGAATGGGCGATCAAATATCTGATGGGAGCGAACAACCTCCTGATGAAGAAGAGTCACCACCCGAAGATGATGCGCAAGCTAAAAAAATAAGAGAAGCCGAAGCAACGGTTAATCTGTTAAGTAAAAAAGATAAACGTTCTATACAGGATGAATCTAAATATAGATCAGCAGTGCAAATATTATCAAGAAATAAATAAGGATTATAGACATGACGGAAATTGAAGCTCGGGTAGCAGATCTTATCAAGTTCAGTTCAATTCAGAAGCCTATCGATTTTGAAGACGCTTTCAAGGCTATTCTTCAGGATAGGGTTGCTTCGGCGATTGAAGGTAAGAAACAACAAATGGCAATGAACATGTTCGTAAACCCTTCTGACGATTATGAAACTGAAGAAGAACTAGAAACAGAAGAAGTAGAGGACCAGGAAGATGGCGAAGACGCTTAAAGATATCTTAAACGGCGTAAAAGCCTCCAAAGTCGTACCAGGTTCAACTGGTAAGGATCCTGGTGTTGATTACGAACCGAAGGCTCCGAACGAACAAGAATTCGTAAAACTACACAAAACTGAGAAGCATTCAGATCGCGTTGGTAACGGCGACGATGTTTATCAGGCTACAAACATTAAACATTCTCAGGCGTCCGAGCCGAAACATGGTTATAAAAATCCAGAAGATAAAAGTGTAAATGAAGCTAAGAAGGTTGGCGATGAGGTCGACGTTTCTCCTAGCAAAAACAATCCAGATTTCAAATCCAAAGCCACCGTAAAGTTTGTTG